GGTCCAATTCAAACTTCTTATGGAACAGGTCTTGACGCTGTAAATACTTATGTTAAAGATAAAACAACAGGAACTGGTCCTGAAACAACATCTTCAATATTCACACAAGCAATTACAGATGCTGCTGCAAAGATGGTTGCAGAGGCAAAGAGCAAAGAAGCAAGTGTCGCTGCTGCTGCTGCAAAACTTGTAACTGGAATCAATGACGAACTTGCAAAGATTCAAAAGGATGCTCTTTCTAAAGCGATTGCAGAAGCGGGCGGCAATGCCATTACTGAAATGAAAAAGAAAATTGCAGACGCAAAGGCTGCGGCTGATGCTGCTTCCCAAACTGGTCGGGATGATTCAAAATCAAATACATGGTGGTATCGTGTAAAGGGAACTGGGCTTAAAGGTTGGGTTGCTGTTCCAGCAAATAGTGTTGACAGATATATTGGTAATTCTAAATACGATTTTACTGGTACACAAAATGGTGCAAGACCAACATTCTTCAAGGGTGGAATGATGCCATACGCCAAGGGTGGTCCAACATTCGGTTCAATGAACGCAGGGATTCCTGCAACTCTGCATGGTGGAGAATTTGTAATCAGAAAGAGCGCTGTGGATAAGTATGGTCTTGACATGTTAAGTCAAATTAATAAGGGAATGTATGCTCCAAAAGTTCCTTCTCTCAATATTCCAATGGCTAATTATTCAAAGATTGCAAACTCTGGTTCATCACAACAGATTTCAACCTCTGAATCTAATCACAACTATAACTTCTATGTTGACAACTTTATTGGGGAAACGGAATGGTTCAACACAATGATGAAGGAATATAATGTTAAGGTTGTGCCAGCTAATCAAAAACAGGCTGGACTTGAATCTAGAGTTGTAAAATCCTATAATGGTATTAATAGAGGATTGTAATGACAGTAATAAGTTTTTTATCACTTAACGGACAAGAGTTGACAGAGCAGGGTCGCAAGATTAATGATTCAATAGTCCTTAATGCATCAGATGTTGAATTAGACGAGGGTGTACGAAAAAGATATATAAAAGCATCTAAGAGAAAATTTTCTTTCAAATGGGAATGGCTACCCTCTCTAGCCTCCCATACAATTGATAACCGTAAGGCAAGAGATTATATTAAAGATTTAGCTTTGACAACAAGATCAAAGATACCGATGTCAATAAAACTTGACCCTGCAAGACCGGCTGAGTTGATATATGTTTATATTGAGGATTACTCAGAAGATTTAATAAGAAGGGATATTTCTACTGGTTGTGATTATTACTCGGTTAGTCTAAGTGTTGAGGAAGCGTAATGGCTGACGGAGATCCACTTCAGCAGATAAACGAACAATTAACCGGAATAAGATTTTATAACGGTACACCATTAATTGGAATATCTTGTGATTTAACAATTGAAGTAACTGGAACATTCCAAGGTGGTCGAATTCGTAGTGCAACCTTTGATGTACAGTCCGGTTCGGCAGATACTACTGTCGTAGCAAGAAGGATTATAGCCGGTAGCGCAACACTAGACGCTACGACTGTAACAATCTCAGCCAGTACAAAGGGATTTTCATCTTTTGCCTATCTTGTTGGTTCTGCAGATGTTGCAAGTGGTTCTCTCAAAGTTGCTAGAGCCGCAGCAGACCCATCTGGGTCGGCAGACACCTCTGTTGTTGCAAGAAGAATACGCCACACATCAAGCACTCAATCTGGCTCAGCAAATGTCGTAGTTGCTGGTAGAAGGATAAAATTTGCTGGCTCGATATTAACTCAATTATTAAGTATCAATATAAATGATTTAGGGACAATTAGAGTGCTTGAGACAGGCCCTCTATCTTCGTCTGTAACCCTTCTCATTGCCGATCTCCTGCGTTTTACACCCAATACTCGCACTCCTGGGTCAATTGTCTCTTTATTACTGCTAGACGGTCAACCATTGACTGGGCAGAATCGTAAATACAGTAATTCAACTAAACCTAATTTTATTGAAAAAAAGAATTGGAATGCTTCTAAATCTAGATATTACAAGAATCCAGACAAAGCTGGGAGAGTTAGTTTCAAACTATCTTGGGAATGGTTGCCCTCAGAAAGAGAACAGACTATTGATTTAAGATTTGCAAGAAATTTCATAAAAGACAAATCAATAGATCCAGATTTACACACATTAACTATTTTGTCATACGGCGAAGACCCCGAAGACATTTTGGATGAAACAGAGTACAATGTATTCATTACTGGATATGACGAAGAGCTCGTAAGAAGAGACTTGAATTCTGGCGTATACTTTTGGAATTGCAGTATGGATTTGGAGGAGGTTTAATGTTAACAAAAGATATTAATGGCAAAACTTTATCAACAAACTTCCAAAGTGCAATCAACGCCTATGCTCAAAAGGTCAAGCCAAAAGTTGTAATCACTTTCCTTGACAGTAGACATTTGGATAATCTAACAATTGCAACAAATGATTCATACGCATCCAATACAAAGGGAACAAGACCTGACCAGCTTGCAGGCAATACATCTCTTTGCGGATACTTCTTCACTCCTCAGCAGTCTGTCAATGGTTTGCAAAGACAGGCATTTACTTGGGCTATTGCAAATGAAAAAGATTCTAATGGGAAAATTATTCGTGCTGATGGCAATTGGCATGCAATGCCAAACGACCTGTCAGACAATTATGAATTTGGCTGGAGATCAAATTCTGTTTCAACCAATAGTGCCTATGTCGATGGTGGTTATTCTTTTACAACCAATCCATATGTGGAGTACAGCTTTACTCAAAGAAAAGTTAACAAAGTAAGAATAGTAACATCAGAATTTTATGGGAAAATAAGTTGTTATAAAGTTGATTTTTATAACAATACTTATTCATTGTTCCACACATCAAATGGCACAATTGGAAAAGATGAATACTATAAAGACCATATATTGCCGACCTCTGCAGTAACAGATATGGTGGATAAAATAAGAGTAACAATCTATAGTACTCAAAACAAACAAGACAATGCAAGAATAAATGAAACAATACCTCTGTATGAAGTGGATGTTACGGATTATGTCGTATCTCATTCAATAGATAGAACTGGAGAATTATGGGAAAACTCAATCCCAATCGCCGGCACTGGCTCATCGTCAGCATCAATTTCATTAGATAATACAACAAAAATTTTTAATCCATTTGACGATACATCAACATATGGTAAATATATGAAAAAAGATTTGAAAGTAAATATATATAACGGCTGGAGGATTATAAAAACTGATGAGATTCAAATATCAAATGAATTAAAAGTCGCCATGAATACATCAGTAACAAGTATGACTTTGAGTGATGCATCTTATTTCCCTCAAGGCAATAGCACAAACTACTTTACCGCAATTATTGATCCTGGAACTGATAGCCGAGAAGTCGTTCTCTACTCCTCCAGAACTGATAAGGTTGTTACAATTGTAGAAAGAGGGTACGCAGGGACAACGGCAAAATCTCATTCTGTAAACGCAGTAGTCGTAGTTGATCCATACGAATATGTTAACGGTGGGGAATTCTACATAGATGAGTGGTCTGGTGGAAGTTCGATGGAAGTATCTGTCCGTTGCCTTGATAAAACTAAGTTCTTGACTGAAAAACAGATTACAACAGGATTTTATTTGCAAAATTTAACAGTTGGCGATGCTGTTGAGAATCTATTAATGCAGACAAATATTTCCAAGAACGAATTTACTCAGATTATTCCCTATTCCCTCTACAGCAAAAAGAATGCAATAGCTTCTTATTCTTTTTCATCACCTATTTGGAGAGATGAAGATGCCGTAACTCCGGGGAATGGATTAAGGGCTAGGATATGGAAGATTGAATCGGGGAAAGAAAATGAAGTTAAGGACATTAAAGCAGATGCTTTAGATGTGCAGTTGTCTGATTATGACAAAGCAATGGGTTCAAAAGCATATATCCCTCCTTCGTATACAAGTTATTCCACAGTTAGTACATCAGTAAATGGTTTTTCTTCCAATACAGCATTGGCTGTAAATATAAGTAATTTTTCATTTACAAAAGATAGCAATACTTATAGTGAATACTTTAATGGCGTAATTGATGGCTATTACATCCCGACAGCAAGTGGAGATCAATCATTTGAATTATTGACAGCAAGTTCTGGTGTGAGAATGTATTTAGATGACACAATTATTATTGATTACTGGAATGGTGCAGCTCCAGCATCTTCGCCTAGGTCACTAACTTCTTACGACTATATGGGGAGATATCTTGATCTTGATGCAAATGTCCCTTATAAGATTAGAATTGAATTCTACCATTCCGAAGGAATTGTTGGTTCAGGGTTCGCTTTCTCCTTAGACTTAAAGCAAAAAGCTTCTGGTGGCTCTTATGCAGGCGTTACAACTGCTAGTTGTAGAACAGTAGTAGCCGAAGACTCTTCTGGGTGTAGAAATGTAACATTTACATCTTCTGCCAAAAATAGAAATCACTATCGTAATAATGGTCTTTATATAAATAGTCCAACGATAGACACCACTTCGGGTCTAGTGTCTGAGCCAAATAATAAATCAGTTCTTTTATCAACAACATCTTCAATTAGAATTCCATATGATGAATCTTTAAATCTAGGGAATTCCTCTTCATCTCAATACACAAATGAATTTACTTATGAAGCCTATGTAAAATTTAACAACGGTGCATTTACAGGTGACGGTACATACTTAACAAATGAAACAGTTGTCTCAAGCGTTAACTATGGATTCTCATTTTTCTACAATAACTCAGCTCATGGATTTACTATGCATACAGGTAGTGGAAGTAAAACAGTTAGCTCAAATACAGGAATTGATACCGATAAATGGGATCACATCTGTGTAACTTATAAAGACTCAAAATTAAAGTACTATCACGATGGTGTGCTGGTTGATACTGAGACTAATGTGACAGCATCAAACTTCGGGGTAGGGAATATTGAAATAGGTAATGCCTCTAAAGGGTTCTATATTGATGAGTTTGCTATATATAACAAGGCATTGGATGCAGAAACCATAAAGAACAGATGGTTTTCTACACAGATTAGACCAATAACAGTATTTCCTCATTTATATGGAAACGATCAGAGCGCAAAAGAAATTGTTGATGCGATATCTTTAGCCGATTTTGGAAGGTTTTATGCAAACGAGGAAGATAGGTTTCAATACAATCATTTCTATAGATATTTCGAGCCATCTATTACTCAACATTCGAGTATACAAAAAACAATTAGTAGTAATAGTCATATAGTTTCTGGTGACTACAATGTTCAACTGCAATCAAACAAAATAACAATAAGTGTTACTGAGCAAAACCCATTGGTTTCTAACAGACAGGGTATCTGGACAGCAACACCAGATCCAGCAACGCTTGGTGTTGTCAGGCTTACTGATGATATTGATTCAAATGACACGGTTTTGCTTGTGTCAACAACTAATGACCCTCCATTCCCATCAAGCGGATACTTGAAGATTGATGATGAGGTTATGAAATATACTTCAATTAGTTCCAACAGTTTTGCGGGGATAGAGAGAGGGCAGTTTGATACGGAAGCTACCGATCATTACACGAATGATCTTGTAAGGGAGGCTAGATATTATGAAATATCTTACGATAATGCACCGGCTTTCAATATCCAACAACCCTTCATTACTGCCATATCAAACACATCGCCAGCAGAAATAGAAATTGTTAAATTCTCTACAAGTTCATACACTGCTCAACTCCTATTGGCCGCCTCTAGTTCGGTAAATGAAGGAGGTCTTGCTTTCATACAAGGAAACAATGTATTGACTGGTGAACAAGACTATACGGCAATTGCTGGAACACCAATAATTAAACAAGAATCTTCTAATTTAATCAAAAAGCAAAGTGCAGAGTTGTCTTCTGATATTAAGAAGTATGGTCTTAAAGAAGTTGTTATTGATAATGAATATATTTAC